AGCTATGTCCATTTGAATTCTAGCCTGTATAGCGCCAAACAATTCTGATTCATCAATTTCTGGATCAAGGCCTAATTCTTTTCTAGTCTCAGACAAAGAAATAATAGAGTTTGTATACTTCTGTATTACGTGGGTTTCTTTTTTAACTTGAGTATCTACGTCAATTTCATTAAACTTAAAGTAACAACGGTCTGATACGTCAGTTTCGATTGGGTTCTTAATCGGGTCAAAACCACCCTCAAACAATAGTTCATTAAAAACATTAACTCTAATAATTTCAGCAAACTGTTTTTGGTACTGTTTAATCTTGTCATAAAGAGCTACATCTAATCTATCTGTTACTGATCTATTCCCACCATTCATCATCATACCAAGGTGATGAGGAGCCAATCCTAAACCAACAGCAACTCTTTCCTTAAAGTGCTCAAGATATTTTGAAGCATCAAGCAGCTGATTACCTGATGCAACAACATCAATGTCATGTCTAAACGGAAGTATCAAACCACCTTCGGTTCTAAGGTTTTCAATTTCTGCTGCAGCACGTGATATTTCTTCTGGCTCTGCTGGTTGTTCAGCTGTACCAATCTTGTATTTGTAAAGAGGAAATAATTCTCTGTGAACAAGATTTTGAATATCTTCTTCTAATTGTCTTAGGGCAATTACGTCATCCAAAACGTTTACTAGAAATGGCGTACCAAAAGCTCTGCCAGCTTTTTTGTCAAAATGCAGATGGATAACTCTATCGGCCGTCCAAACGGGAGTCTTAGCAGAAGGCGAATAAGTTAAAGGATCAGTTCTTTGCTCGTATGACTTAGGTCTATTAAATTTATCTCTAAGAATTCTGACTTGTTCTGTCGGGATTAAATAATATCCTATTACTGTTTGCTCAGCTGAAACTGGAGTTAATTTATCTGGAAAATATTCAGAAATATCTCCTCTAGCTTTAACTATAAAACAGTTGGCATACTTGAAAAGTTGATCGGAAACTTCTATCAAGAAATCCAAAAACGGTCTCTTCATAGTCATTTCTAAGAAGTCTATTCTTTGGTATAGGTAAGCCACTGCTTCAGGGTTTTCCCCAACTATTTGCCAGTTTTCTTTCCAGAACAAATCTTTATATTTATTCATCGCTTGACGGATATACGAGTCGGTATCTACCGCTTGCATAATTCTATCAAAGTCGTATGGCGATGGCTCAAATGTTGCTCTAGTGTTATACCAGTAAACTGAACCGTGATAACCAAGGGCGAGCGATGCCACTCTCATGACCTTACCTAAAGTACCTACGTCTTCAGGCTCTATAGTTTTTGCTACAAAGTTACCACTGTTAAAGTCGTCTATTTGACGAAATGGTAAATAGTCTAATAATGGCATTTGGGGCTCCCGTATAAATCTAATAGAATAGTACTTATTAGATTATATTTTTATAAGTTAGTTACCCTGCTCAAGGCCAGCTTTATTAAAAGCATTCTTAATAATAAGATCTTTTACTGCTTCAAGCCAAAAAACGGTTTCAGCTTCAGCGAAGTCGCTTCTATAAGAAAGGTTCTGTTCACTGATCTTAATCTCTACAGAAAAATCTTTTTTTTCTTCAGTTGTTTCTACTGCATCACTCATAATTTTGTCCTTTTAGTTTTCTTATAATGTTTGATTGTTGTTTGATTGTAGCTTCTTTAATAACCAATTCGGTCATTAAGCTGCTAAGTTTTTCTTGAAAAGTTGCTATTATAATATTAACATCTAGATTTGAGTCTTCATCATCAATATTGTGGATGCTTGAAGGCGTCAAATTTTCATTTGCTCTTATTCTAGACATTCTGTTAGTATATCACGAGTTTAGTCTAGACTCAAGTTCTTGCACTTTTGCAGATAATTCTTGAATTGCTTTGACTAAATGGGGTACCATTTCATCATAGGAAACTGACTGAAGACGGTCTTCTTCTCCTGGCTCGCTACCTTTCCAAAGTGAATACTCTGAAGCTGGATAACCTGAATTATCCAATGCTACTTTTACGTCTTGAGCTACTAGGCCAAAATGTTTTCTTTTTCCAGTGTTATCTGTAGTAATACTATTCAAAGTATCTTCATGACTAAAATGATTTAAATAATAACTAACTGGTTCTAATTTATTTATAAAATTAATTGAAGATTCAATAGGTGTTATTGTATTCTTTATTCTTTTATCGGAATATGCAGACGCTGTTTTATATTGTAAGTTTCCAAAAACGGTAAAATATCCGGATGTAACTGGACTACCCAATCTTATCATATTGCAATCATGGTTGGCTATATCTAAAGCTAAATTACCTACAGATGAAACTATATTGTTAGTTGAGCAACCACCACCGGCATCAACGTAAAAAGATCCATCTGAGTTTTGAAAAGTTCCAGACCCTTCTGCTATGAAAGACGTACTAGCTCTTATTGTTCCTGCACTTATTTGATCTCCACTAATTTTTGTAGATGCTCCATTGATTTCTGCAATTAGTGTTCCTGCACCTATTTTTGTTGAAGCCTCATAGTAGGCATCGTCTGCTGTTCCTTGGGCGGACACTGCAATGCTTTGTGCGTCAATAGCAGTTGAGTAAGCTAGTCCTGCTGCATCAGATGCGCTATTTGCTTCATCGTATGCATTTTGAATTGTTGTATAAGTTGTGCCGCCGGTAATTGCAACGTTACCTGTTATGCTTAAAGTTGTTCCATCCCAAGTCAGTTTATTGCCTAAAGAAAAGTTTGCTTGATTAGAGGCATTCCTACCAACATAAAAAGCTGTATTACCATTAGCAAAAGTTCCAGTGCCGTAATACATTGCATTAGCAGTTATAGTCAAGCCACCTATGAAACCGTCCTGTATTTCGTTACCAAACTCGTCAACTATAAGTTCAACATCTGCTGCGTTCAGAACATCTGAACCATCGTCGAGTTTCAATACACCCTGTACGGTTAAGACACTGTTTGCCCATGTTAATTTATTGCCCAAAGAAAACTTGTCAGTAGCATCAACATAGAATGCTGTATTCGCATCACTATAAAGACCTATGCCATCAACATTATTGGTTAAAAATATAGAAGCGTTTCCACTATTGTTTAAAGATGTCCTACCTGTTAAAGTCAGACTATTGGCTGTAACATCGCCTGTATTTGTGACCCTAAATGGAGCCACAGAAAAGCTAGTGCTATTTGAACCGCTCCACATGTTTCCGTTTGAATCAACGTGAAATGACGTGGCATCTGATGTGCCTTGGTCTTCGCCAATATCCAAGCTTGACCTGATGCTAGCGTCATTAAATACAGCTTTTCCATCGCCGCTTATTTTCCAACCAGTTCCGCCAAACGTTGTATTAGCTGCGGCATAGTTGTTAGACTTAAGTATTGAGTTAGCCCCAGATAATGTTATTGTTTGTGCGCCTATTGTGCCAGCTGTTATTTTGGACGCTGTTAAACTATTTATGTATTGACTATCTATCAAAGGAGTTGACTGATCGGTTTGTGTCAAAGAAGTCCATGGGCCAAGATTACCAGTCGTATCTACTGATCTAACTCTGCCCCAATAAGTTTTAGCGACGGTGTCTGTGCTGTTTGGTACCGCTACAGTAAACACGTTTGCAGAGCTAAAACCTGTAGAAGTAGCTGTCCCGGTGCCGGCCCCATTGTCATATAGTTCATATTCATATTTGTCTATATCTAAATCATTGCTGAAGTCAAAAACAAACATAACATTTTCAAATGATGCGTACAAGTCTAAATTAGATATGGCGGCTGGTATCGTGGTGTCTTTAGGAATTGAAACTAATATAGAATCTACGCTTTCTGAATAAGCGTTAATGTCAGTGTTTTTAGTCCTTACACTAAATATATAGTTCTTGCCTGGTTTTAAGTTTTCTATTTTTTTTATAATCTCAGCCATTACAAAGTTGCTCCTGTGACGATTCTTCCCAATAATGATGAACTTACTTCTTCTTTGTTTAAGCTCAAGTAATTATTTAAAGAAAAACTATATTTTTTTATATTCATTTTTCCATCTGAAGATAGTATATTTTTTTCATGATTAGAAACTATTTCAAATACATAATTTTTATATGATAAATTTGTTTTAGAAAAAACTAAGGTATCCGTGTTTTTGCTCTGGCTATATAAGTCAACTTCTTGCCAGTCTAAAACAATTTTGTTATCTATATCTTGGTCAGATCCATAAGCTGTAATTCTTATTTTAAACTTACCATAATCTGGGCCTTTGTCGCAATATATGTTTATGTTTGGTCCAGTAAAAGTTCCTATCAAAGAAGCCCCTGAATTTTTCGAAACACCAGAATCCCAATTGGATTCACTATTAACAAATGATAAATTATAGTAATTATCTGAAGTTAAATCTCTTACATATGAAGAAACATTTACTTCTTCTTCAGAGCTAACAAATTGCGATTGGGACTCTTCGCAAGCTTGATACTGATTATCTTGAGTTCTTTTTTTGATTAGTTTTAAATTTGGAGTTTTATAATATAAACTATATTGTTTATTTATTTCAATATCTTTTGAATGATTTTCTGCTGCTTTAAAATATAAAAGATTTCCAACAATTTGGCTTATCACTGGAATTGAGTCATAGTTCTCGGAAGACTTATCTTCATAAACAACTAAATAAGAATCTGGATCAGTAGAAGCTGTTTTGGTAAAAATTGAACCTTCTTTGTTTAAAGAATAGTAAATATCAACATCCAAATTTTCTACATCAATAAAAAGCCAAGAATCTTTAGTAATGCTTTCTTTTGCTATTGGAAAGATTATTTTTTTCCTTAAATTAGGATAAATATAATTTCCATCTAAATCGTAATATCTAAACCAAGCCATAATTAAACCTCATACACAAAAACTTCATACTCGTGATTGGCGGCAACATCGCCGTCTTCTACCTCTATCGTTATTACTGCATCAACTACCGGAACTCCACCATCTATTATATCCTGCTGTATATTTGTAATCTGTATAGACTTAGCTTTGGGAATAACTACAGTAGATTCTGTTCTTGCAATATCGTAATCAATATCTGTTGACTTAATCTTTTGGCTACCATCGTTACCTGTATGCGCGTGACCAGATAAAGAAACTCCATCTATTTTCATGCCAGAATCAACAGAAATATTCCCAGTTATTGTGCCGCCATCTTTAAGCAAGTACTGCGGGTGATGGTTTTCGGTTAAATTATGTAGGCTTGCATGATCAGAAATTAAATCGCTTTGATCTTTATAGGTTATGTGAGAATTCTTGTATATTTCAGAATAATTATCTTCTGTTATTATTTTGCGAATAACTTTTTTATTTTGCCCTTTAAATGAAAGTTGAAATATATAATTAGAATATCTTCTCTTTTGTTGAATTAAATCTAATAACTTTTCTACCCTAGATCTTATAATTTGATTTCTTTGTATCAAGTCGCTAAGTATCATGCCAAAGTTTGCATTTATAACATTTGTAGCTATAACCAATTCTTCAGTTAGGGTTGGGAACCTAGATGCAAAAGTTGTTGTATAAAAATTTTCTTCCATAGGAGAAACTATTTTTGTTTTAAAGTTTAAAGTTTGCGATAAATATCTGTCATAAAAAATACTGCAATTATCTACATAATCTCTTTTTAGGTTATTTAATAAATTTGCAATTTCTTCGTTTAAAGCTTCTAATCGAATCGAAAAAAATGCTTGGAATTCAACGGCTTGTTTTTCTGTAATTTGATCCAGCTCGGAAGCTGTGATTTCTCCTGGTGATGAAGAGATCGATTGGACAATGCGTTGCGTGCATTGTGCTGCGACCTTTGCCCATGCGTCGAACTGTACTGCAACTTCTTTCTGTGAGTCATCTTCATACTCCTCCTGAAAATTTATTAATATAAAATTTTTAATATAAAAAGCTTCATTTAACATTGCGTTTAATAAATTTCTATAATTTAATAAATAGGAAAAAACGCTTTGTGAACAAATTTGGTTAAACTCAGCTATAAACCTTCTAGCAACCGTAGACATAGATCTTTCGGCGTACTTGTATTCTTCAAAGGAAACAAAATCTGGTTCCGGCAGTTTTACGTCGTTATATTTACATAATTCCTCCCAAAGCTTTGTGTGACATTCTTCTATATTTGGAGTTAATTTTTGATCTAAATAAACTTTATATAATATATTATCTATTGACTTAATTGTTTCTTGAATGTAGTTATAAGTTTGAAAAGATTGATTTTTTAAGAAATTTAAATCAACCGACATATTAGGGGTTAAGCTGTAATCAAGATTTGTTGGAATACTATTAGCGTATTTATTTACTACAATATCATCCCTTGTTTCTTCTTCAAAAAAAGATGTATCTGTTTTGTATCCACTGAATATGTCACTAGTTGGACCAAAGTTATTTTCAATGTTGTTAATAGACATAATCAAAACATCTTTCTTTTACCGTTAGATATAACAGAACTTTTTTTATTAAACTTAGTTGCAGCTAAACCATCGTTCCTACCAACTATTGCGTACTTTGGTTTTTCTTCATTATCCTGGACGGTATTAACTTTTGGCATATAAAAATCATTAGAGAATGTTTCAGTATTCATGGCATAATTGCCTTTTGAAAATTCTCCATAGTTTTGGGTTATAGCTAAAAGAGCTAGCATCAAAGCATCATGTGCGTGGTCCATTGCCGTTCCGCTTGCTTCAAATATAGGTCTTCCAATTTGTGTTGTTCTTATTACAACATAAGAAATTAATTGCAGATATAATTCTTCATCTGATTCTGGAAAAACTATTTTTTCTTTTTCCAAGAACTGGCGTAGGTTGTCTACCATGTATGGTTTTATTTCTTTCTTAACCAACATTTTAGTATATGGGTCTCTTACCTCGACTGCTTCAGCAAAAGACACACCCTTAACTTTTTCTCTAAGACCAGATTTAGGATTTTCAACACCATACTTATGTAAGAGTTCAACTTGAACTTCTCCAAAACCTCTGTCCACGTAAATGTGTTTTGGTTTAAATATTTCGTTAAGTTCAAATATTCTGTCTACTGCTTTAGTTAAAGTATATTCAGATCTATCTATTTCTTCTCTATACGCTAATCTAGATCTTCCTCTAAATCTTGGGTCTTCATGATTGTCTGAGCATGCTTCTACAACAACTATGTTTGTTCCGGCACCGTACTTGTCCCAGTCAACACCTATGACGTGAAAAGATCTTGCTGAAGTTATCTCTGGCTCATATGTCCATGATGGGCTAATAAATGCTTTATCAACAAACTTTCTTGGGTATACGCCTTCTGAGTCTTCGCCCCAATCAGCTTCTATTTCATGGCGATAACCCATTTCAGTATATTGTTCTCTAAATTCATCTTCTTGTTCTTTAGAAAAATAAGGGTTGCAATACGATGGAAACCAAAATTCTTTGAATCTTTCAGACCTACACCATTCCCAAAATTTTTCTCTTCTACCAGTTGGGGTAGAAGCACCAATCATCATTTTGTCTGGCTGATCCTCTGCAGTTTTCTGCAACATGGCGTACAATGCGTCTAGGTCATCGGTATGCATGTAATCCATTTCGTCCAACACAATCACGTGTGCTTCCTGACCACGAGCAACGTCTGACTTTCCACCTGAACGCATACCAGATGTAAAGAATCTAATAGTTGATCCGTTAGAAAATTCCATCATAAATTGAGGACTGCTAACTTTTCTTGTTATTGAATTCATGACAACTTCGTTTTTGCCGGCTATTCTTCCAATCTCCTGATAGATGAGTTCTACCTGTGTTTTCATCGGAGCAATAACAAGACATCTTCCGTCTTTGTGCGTATAGCTATAATGCAAAAGTGTTATAGCTAGTGTAAAAGTTTTTCCTAAACGACGACCAGCTCTTAATACTTTTCTTAATGATGGATCTCTTAGTATTAATATTTGATAGACTCTAGGTTGAACTTGTAAAAAGTTTTTTGCCCAAACAACAGGATCTTTAGCAACATGCATTTGCCTTTGTTGCTCTCCTGATATTCCAAGCTCAAGAAGTTCTCTATCCATCTCAAATGGTTCATCAATCAAGAAAGATAATTCTCTATTAGTTAAAGGTCTACCAGTTATAGGTGTTCCATCGGCCCAGTTAATATGTTGTAGTTTGTTTTCAAAAACCCATTCAATTCTATTAACTTGTTTAAACAATTCTATATCTTGATCTTTAATTAATTCTAAAAGATCTTCTCTAGAAAGTTTTTCTAATTTTTTTCTAAACTCTTTAGCTTTATGATCCATGATTATCCAAAATGAGCTGCCATCATAGACGCTTCTGAACCTAATGCACTTCTTGCATTTAACCTAGAATTTTGTATAGCCATAACACCTCTTGACCTTGAAGTAGCAGCTGCTTCAGTATCCCTATATCCCATTCCAAACATAGGTTTACTAAGTGATCCTTGCAAAGATTTTTCTGCGTCTCTAGCTAAGTTTATACCACTTTTGATTGCTTCGCCACCCATTCTACCAATATCATAAACTAAAGATGCTGTAGCCAATAAGTTAAGACCAGGAACAGCCATTGCTGCACCTCTGGCCCCGAGCACTTTCATGCCTGCTTTAGTGCCAAAAGCTTCCATCGCACCTTTTGTGCCAAGAGTTTTAAATACACCTTCTTTAAGAACTTGTTTTGCAGCTGCTTCTCCTGCGAGTTTGTTTCCAGCTACTCCGGCGATTCCTTCTGTCCCCAATGCACTAGTCATATGGGCAATTGCTTTTTGGGCTCCAGTAAAAGCTTCTCCATGGAGACCAGCTGCACCAGCAAATCCTTGTGCTCCTCTAAAGTAACCAGCCATGTAACGAGTTCCTTTTCCAGCCATTGAAGATGCTAGTAAGTTACCTCTGGTGCCAATTTCGCCCACTCCTTTTCCCGTGACAGCGGAACCCATTGAAGTGTCTATGGCTGAAGGCCCGACAAAGTTCGGACGGCTATAGCTTTCAGGGAAAGCTTCTATTGGGTTTAAATTAACTAGTCCGTGGAACGTGGGTTTTGGCGGTAAGACCAGTATTCATGCCGGCCATTCTTTGTATCGTATTAGAAGAACCTTCTAATTTAGATAATGCTCTTGCATTACCGTCATAAGCTCTTCTTTCTAATAGGTCCATTTTTCTTCCAGCTGTTATGCCAGCAAATAAACCAGGCCCAAGAAGAGCTTCACCTTTAGCTGTTCCACTTGCTTCTGCCAATTTTCCTAAAGGACCAAATCTTGCTTTAGAAAGAGGACCTCTTATTCCTTGCGCGTAAGTGTATGTTCTTTGATCTGCTCCAAATGCGCTTAGGCTTGACATTCTTCTTAACGCTCTGGGTCTTACTGTTAGAGTATTGACTCTTGCACCATAATAGACTGGTTGCTTCCCCGCTTGCCCTGCAAGTCTTGCTCCTCTTTCGCTTCTTCTTCCAAAGCCAAAAAATTGTTTTCCAGAACTTAAATCATTTGGGTCAAGACTCATTGCCCCACTTCTAAACGCTCCATATCTTTGAGCCTTTTTATCTACACCAAATCTTGTGGCGTCGTCCATGAAGCCGCCGCCGGCCATCATTGTTCTAGCACCA